CCAACGGGGCTCGAACCCGCGACCTTGGCGTGCCTCATGTGAATACAATTTCACTGTGTATACTTAGTATAAGCACCACGCTCTAACCAACTGAGCTATGGGATCATGGGTCATACAACGTGATCGTAAAACGACCTTTGCGTACAACCGTCGGCTCTATGAAGAGTCGAGCTATCTTGTCCTTTCCTCGTGTCGTACCTTTAAGTTCCTTTGCTGTTTTGTCGAGTGTTGCTTCTGATCTAAATACTTCTGTATTACTCGTGTAGGTTTCAACCCCATCTTTCGTGATTACCGTTATAATATTTGGGGGTGAAATTTGTGCACCTATAAAATCGGAATGTCTGTACATTTTTTTAAACATGTCAATGTAAGATATATAACGCGGGTATTTTATTTTGAATCCGCTGTGTCATTTTCGTCTTCGGTCCCCGCGACCGAACCAAAGGAGCCGATGTGTGCGTTTGTAGAGTTGGTCATTTTTATATTAATTCGTAGGTATGTACTCCCACTTAAGTGAAAAACATATCTTTTTCCAAATAACATCTTGTTGGTGAAGTTTATCTTTTGATTTCAATAATGGAAAATATTGTAAATAAGAATCCTCACTTAGAAGCTCACAAAATTTATATAAAACGTATGAATAACTTAAAAAGTTTTTTCTTTCTGCGGGGCAATGTTCATTAAAAGGTTTCTGTATATCTTTAAACATTATTCGTAATCGTTCCTCCAACTCCATCGACATTTTTGGTGGATCTATTCCACTCAAAATATTCGAGATGTAAGGAACATGCTCGTAGAATTTATTCAATTTAAGTTTTTTAAGAAGAGATCGTACACGGGCGTGCGTAATCTCGGATAATGACTTAATCTTTATCTTTTTGAATTCGTTTCGAAGTTGTTGTATTACTTCTGGTGGAATGGTCGTCATTTCTTGTGCTTGAAATTGGCTCAACCATTCATTAAAATGGTTATCCCGTTTATAAGAATAATTAATGATCTTCTCCGATGTCTCTTGTTCTTCTTTGTATGTTAACTCTTCACTTATAAGTATATCAACAACCATACCACACGAATCACAAACGACATCCGCGGTATTACTGAAATGAAATAAATTACTTTCACGACAATTTGGACATTTTTCTATAGCCACTCTTTCCATAGGTCTATCCAAGTTCATATTTTCTACATCGATGAGATAATCCGTGAATATATCCTTCTTTTGAAGTCCCGTGGTCTCTTTTAATTTGAAAACATTATCCGTTTTTACTTCACCTACGGTAGTATTCGTATATTGTTTCATATAAGGTGTACAACTCATCATATAATCCGACATTTCACGTTCATAGATACTTTTATTATGTGGTTCATTTTCTATATTTTTCATCCATTCATCTATTTTATTATTATATCGGCTTAAAAAATTACCTTCCATGTATGTTAATGGGATTTATACATTCGTTTTTAATTAACCTAATTTACATTTTTAAAAGTTTAGTAAAGAAATTAACATATGTTGAAGACTTTACTATAGTCACTGAATGTATAGAGTACGATGTGGATCATACAAAAAGTAAAGATAGCGACGAACCTTTTTGGATAAATGAGAGAAAAGTTTGGGATTCTGACATAGATGGTTATTACGCGGATATAGATATCAACGACGTTATAAATGACCCACCCGAATGTGTTAAGAATATTTTAGTGAGAATAAAGTTTTGGTATGGAAATAAAATCTATAAATATTTAACACGTGATATGGATTTCAAATGGCCACCTAAAAAGAAGCCTGGTGTTTCATTTCACGTCCCATTGAAAAGTGCGGTATTGATTGATGTATCTGGAAAACCTGTAAAAGATGTGTTGGGAAAGATAATTCGTTATGCGGGACCTCACAACGATTTTTATAGGAATGATATAAAAATCGAAGACATGTTTTGGTATAACCGAGAGACGTATAACGAATATCCAATTATCAAATTGACGAATATTCTGGGAATTGTTAAAAGTGTTAAAGTGGTAGATGGAAAACTCACGGATCTTCAGATACCTTAGTAGCTAAATAAAACTTGAGATCTCCCAAATTTGCGACATTGTATTTAAGAATCAAAAATCTATTTTGTTCTTCTTGCATGATTTGAACTGTTGCACACATACTCGTAGCTTTGGTAAATATATTCATATACCTTAACGAGTATAATCCATAAACTTTTTTACAATTATCTATACATTCAATTTCCGTTTCTTGGTTTGCAAAATCACCCTTACATGCTAATTTCAATTTATTTTCATATCGTGTAATTTCAATTTCAGTACCTATGTTTGACATATCCCTGCATATGCGCTGAAAATCAACCGATGGCATTGGTGTGTTCGTTGTCATAGTCATATCTGGAACTTCTATTTGATTTTCGTTTATATCAAGAAGTTTTAGTTCGAATTTGGTACAAGTTTTTTTAGATTCATTAAATATCTCTATATTCATGTACTCCTTGGAATTGATACTGATAATGAGTACATCATTATTTGTTATAGTTTTCAAAAGCTTATAGACGTTAGTCACATTAATACCTGTATCTATCTCACTCTCACACTCGTACTCCTCAAAATTTTCAGCTGCTAGATGCATGTCGATAAGAGAAGTTCTCGCAGTATCTAACGTCACTATATACATCCCATCGGGCTTAAAGTATATATTCACGTCGTTAAGAATATCTTTTAATACTTCAAATGTTGATTTGATTGCAGCCGCTTGAATAGTGACTAATTTCATTCTCAATAAATCTATTTTTAATTCTTTATATCAGTATACGCTTCATTTTTTACATCTTTACTGATTTTCTCCTGTAGTTCCGCTGTCATAGCGGGTTGTAAAGATTGTCCATAACTATCTAAACTAAAAATATCATCCGTACCCTCTCCGTCTAATGTCGTCATCCCAGAAAATCCAAATTCACAAGATTCTAACTCTTGTACTGGAAGTAAAGATTCTAACCATGCTTTTATTTCAGCACCGACTAATAATTTTCCATTCTGGGTCAACATCGTAGGTACACGTGTTATCTTATTCCTAAACTTTGGTGGTATGCCCATACTATTTATATTGTGAAGATTAACGATCTGTCTCAATGTTTCGTGTTTATTAATATAGTTTAATGTTTCCATGCTATGTGAACAATTCGGGCTGAAAATTAACAGGGACATTCTAAAATAATTACGTAAAAAAAAGATGAAAAAATTACACACTTTTTCTTACGTATATATAAATGAAAGTCGTAGCATTACTTTTCATAGTATTACTCATTCTCATGTTATCCAGAGCGGAGCAGTATGAAACTGCACGTACTCCTGAAGAGGACCCAAAGCTCAATATGGAGGAATATGTCGTAGATGAAAATTCTAAAGTAGATAAGGATTTGCTCCAAAAAATTGTTCTGGAGACTAATAAGTATATAACAGAAAAAACGGGTTTATGTAACTACATCATAGAAACGACGGATATGAAAATTTATTCTCATAAGAAAAACAAAACAAAATTATACAAGTGCACATTCATGAGTGTAAAAGAAGGTGGGTTTTCTTATGGTATGTCGTATACGGTTGAAGTCATAGTAGCTAATAATGAAATAAGTATCATAAACGCCAACAAACAACCCATGGATGTTAAGCCTCCAGCTAACTCTTCACCATTCATGAAAGATATACAAGGACATCAATATCTGGCATACGAAGAGATTCGAGATAGTGAGTTAGATTTATTAAAATTATAGTCATACCTAATTGTATGATCAGCGTAAATGACATATCAAAAGTCGTTGACAAAAGAAATCGTATCAAGAAAGAGACATACGTCAAGTTATACGAACAAGTTACCAGGAAAATAAAGCGTGCGGTTGAAATTAAACAACTTTACGTTGACTTTGAAGTTCCCATGATGGTGTTGGGATACCCAACTTATGATAGGATAAAAGCGACATCTTACGTCAAGCGTCAGTTAGAATTGGGTGAGTTTAATGTCGCAATCATAGGAGAATTTTTACTACGAATAACGTGGAAAATCAAGAAACAGATCCACGATGGGAAAAATGAAGACGATACCACAGAATTTCCAACCCTCGTAAATCTTAAAAAGTATGCGAACAAGTACAGGGGATTCGCGGGAAAAGGGTGATATTTAAAAGTGGCTACATGATATATGGATAATCTCAATATTCTAGTAGAAGCCAAGCGCGAATACCTAGACCAGCTTTCCATTCTCATGTGCCCAGTTATGATCGACGTATTTGATGTTATGTACCAAGAAGCACATAAACTTTCAAAAGGCCGCAAGGTTCTCATCATGTTTCAGAAACTCTTACAAGATGTTCCAGAGTGGAACGAAACCATGTCTAAAGAACATACCGATAACATAGCTGATAGGTGCGCGTGGTTTAAAGATCTCGTAGCTGCGGTATTTGTCAGTTCGGTGAAAATTTTGTCAGCCGTACGCTTGAGCAAGGACGTTAAGAAACTTTCCGTAAAGTTACCCTCGAATGAAGTTTTTATTCATTCTTGTTATAAAAACGCAGCCAAGGATTTATATAAAAATCCATACATTTTCAGTGAAAATCAGTCTGAATATAATCGTAATGATGAATTATTTGAGCGTTTTAGAATTTGTATTGAAGCGACGGTAAAGGAACTCATACCCGTACAACAAATTCTCCAAACTTATATGAGCACAACTGACGATATTATTGATCCTCAAGATGCCGACCTCGAAACTGACGATGTTGACGAATATGATGAAACCCAACAAAGTGGCGAAGCAGAACCTGAACCAGAAATGGGTGGCGAATATAACCCAACTGGAGAAAGTGAGGGGATGGTAGACGCACCACCGGAAGACTTAGCACCTCCCCCCATGGAAGAACCTATGGAAGAATCACCCATGGAGCAACAACCCCAACCACAAGCTCATCCGCGCCATTTTGAAAATGAATTTAGAACGATTCCACGGGTACGACCAGGACAACCACAAGCTCCACCAGAAGATGAAGATTTGTTTCCAGATGCACCCGATTCGAGAATAAAAAAAACTAGGTATTAGTATATGGATATAGACGAATATCTACGAGACCCCTTTGGAGCCAGTATTATCGCGGGTGGTTTAACCGCTGGTTATATCCACATGAAGGCTAAATTAAATAACGAAGGAACCCTAACAACTAGCGCATATGCTAAACCTGCCGCATTGGTAATGATTTTAGTGTATTTTATAGTATCGAATGGAATAGGTAAGCGTGAAACCATTTCAACAGACCCATTTTGATTAACTTAAAGAATATCTACGTATCGTGTATATAATGACCTCGGTTACCGCCTTTAACGACATGATGGGCCAGTTCCTCACTGAACTCTACAAAACCTTCCCAGAAGAGAAGAGTATCAAGAAATACATCGCAGCCTTCGAACTCATGCGATCCGCTAACGGAAAGCTTGTTGTGGAAGGGTTTATGAATGGCGTTTCTCCTCATGTCGGAAAAGTAAATGCCCGCGACGAATCGTTTTTCCTCGAAAATGCGGATAGTATTGAATTTCTCCGCGACATGAACATTAAGGCCTGCTGGCCCAATGCGTCCGAATCCACCAAGGCTGCCATTTGGCAGTACCTTCAAACTCTATACATGCTAGGTACGACTATAACCTCAATCCCCCCCGAAACTCTCAGTATGATTGAAAATGTAGCGAAGCAGTGCGCTGATAAGCTTCAGACCGATGGTGAAGAATTGGACGAAGCCCAGATCATGGCTTCTATGCAGGGTCTACTTGGGAATATGTTGAAAAAATAAAAGTTTTATATATAAATGGTATCCGTCTTTAACGATCCAAAACAATTAGTACGTCAAGATAAAATTACGGAATTTTGGCCAGTAAACACACAATCCTCAGCAGACCGGGTTAACGCGAGTGTCAGGTTTATAATTTATGCCACGTGCATATTATACCTCATTCGCCGCGATATTCGAGTATTTGTCCTCGGTGCTACTGGTGTTGGTGTTTTATACGCGATGGAACAAAATAACATGATTAAACATGGTTCCGCGCGTGCGGCTAATGGAAATCCTGGATGCCAACTCCCTACCGCCGATAACCCCATGGCAAACGTTTTACTGTCCGATTATGATGGTCGCCCCGATCGCCCTTCCGCTTGTGATGTAGATAGTGTTTCTTCGGAAATAGATAAATATTTAACCGGTGATCTTCAATACGGTCCCCAGAAATCTCGTTCCCCTTGGCCAGATCGTCAAAGGAACGCTCTCGCGAGGCAGTTTGTAACTTCTCCAGTATCCGGAATACCAGGCGATCAGACCGCATATGCCGAATTCTTATATGGTAAGAAGGGTGCCCCTATGTGTAAGACTGACGGATTATTCTGCGATCCCAACGCTCGCGGCGTTCAATTGGAAGCTTTTGGGGGTATAGATACTAATGAAGGTGCTAGGGGTGGTGGTGGTTATGGTAATTTTGGTAGCGGTGGTTCGCGAAGGACTGGTCCATCGTCTCCGGGTGGTATGTAATAAAACCACCCATTTAGGTAGATAATATTCTCGTGTAATAATAAATGGCGTACCAACTCCAACCAGGATTAAGTCTTGTCCAGAATCCAGCACACCCTCCCGTGTGTGCGACCGATGAAGTTTTTGTTTACCCTCAGCCCAGTACACTTAACTATGGATCCGGCCGCCCAAATACCATGTTATACGGAACCGCTCCTTATATGGCCGGTAAAGGTTCCCCAGCCCAATTCATAGAAACGAGTGATCAATTACGTCCTCAATCCACCTCTACATTTAATACATCTATAGCTAAAACATACGAAAATCAATATTTCCCCATTCAAAATGTCGAATGCAAGTTGCCTCTTCGAACCAGGACTTATGAGCCCGCCAGTACTCGTGCGATGACTCAGAATGTTGTGTTCAATCAGAGATATGCTAAATAAAAAATATCGACAACAATTAAGAATGGCGGACCCAGTATCTATAGCTGCTATAGCTGGATTAGCTTATTTAGGAAAGCGATTAAGCGAGCAACCCGAAAAAACCATGCCACCCGCGACTGAGCCCATACAACCCATACAGGATATGGTTGCTCCAGCGATTATGGATAATTCCTCAACCCGTACACCACAGCGCAAACTCGAACATCCCACATTCGGAGACATAGCTCCTCAATATAGGACCAGTGGAAGTGAAGTTTTAGAAATGCGTGATCGCATGTTTGACACAGGCCGAATGAATAATCTTTCCCCAGTGGAAAAACAACTCGTAGGCCCCGGTTTAGGCGTGGGTCCCGAAGTTCCATCTTTCGGCGGACATCAACAGCTCTTTCGTGTAAACCCAGAAAACGTCGGTGCGTATCGTTTAACTACCCTGCCCGGTAGGAGTGGTCCAGCGCATGATATATCAGGTGGTCGTCGCGGTGTCATGGGTGAAATAGGCAATAATAGGCCCGAGACTACCGCTATGCTGACCGGTCGTCGCCCCCCAGTTGGTGGACGGGCGCAGGGTATGTCGGGCGTCGTCGTACGTTCCGAACATGAACATACTAAGCGACCTACTAACCGTTCCGAGACTGGATCCAGAACCGACGGTCTCGGTTTCCGTGGAGCTAAGCGTCTCGTATCCGAACTCACATCTTCCCAGGATCCCACCAGGAATAAGAAGGATGGTAATATCGAACAATACGCGTACAACAATAATCCCGCACCCAATATTCACAAATACGCACACGGCTACCTCACCTCACCCGCCTCCAAAATTGGCGAAAAGCGTACGTACGCAGCACCTCATACCGTCGAGGAACTTCAAAAGTATGGGTTCCGCCCCGACGATCGCAGAGGCAAGGCGAATCGTGCCGGTAATGCTGGTCGCATGAACGTGCGCTCCGGGCCCCTCAATCAGGGTGGTTTACCTACCGCTGCGAGAACAGACACTACTCGTATAGACGGGCGTGTCAATGGTGTCAACGGTGGATGGACACAGCAATACACCAACGATTCTTATCACCAATTAAACACATACAAGGGAAATCAGAATCCATTGGCATCGGGTGCCAGTCTCAACATAGCCAAAAATCAAATGCAAAAGAACCCTTTATCTCAACAATACTTTTAAATAATATAGATTGTAAAATAACACCCATTAAAATATTATCCATATATTTTAATGAGCGTATACACGTTAGATATAGATAGTAGTGAACGAGATCCCGTATCGTATCCGAATCCAGGAGACTACGTTGTCGAATTACGTCATCCTATTTATGATGTTAAGAAATTGTCTATAGTTTCTGCACGTATTCACGCGAGTCAATTACTCGTTAATGATAATAACAATACGTTTTCTATTAATAATACTAATACTATAATTACACTTGATAATGGAAATTATAGCGGAAGAACTTTAGCTACTGAATTGGATACTAAATTAACTGGTATAACTGTCGCGTATGATAAAGATAAAAATGATATAACATTTACTGGTTCTTCTGAGTTTACGTTTAATTTTTACGGTGGCACAAATGGGTATCACTCTAGTGTTGCCGTGGATGGAAAAACAACGCCGCACGATATTTTAGGTCTCCCCGCGAGTAACGTGACATCCACGAATAACACTCTCACCACCGGAAGTGTTAATTTACAGGGCCCAGATGCCCTCATCATAAAAATCAGCAACGGCGCTGACGAATTGAATAAAACTGTATATTCCGATACACCCTTTTATACAGGGAGAATCCTTATGTGTGGTGACGTTATTAACTATTCGGGTTCTGATGATGCGGTAGAGCATAATTTTGACACGGGTACACAAAACATATCAAAATTACGTATACAATTCTTCTACAGTAGTAATAATCGTTTAATCCCGTACAATTTTAGAAACGCTAACCATATATTAAAACTGAATATCGAATGTAGTACAGACAAATTATATACGACACCTAAGGTCGTTAAAGATTTCTCTTTACCACCACCTGTGCGCATCCCTGAAATGGAAGATCCGGATAGGTGGAAAGGGTATGTATACATTTTCCTGATAGTATTTGTCGGTTTAGCGTTCATTTTGCTCACTCGACCTAAAAAAATTAGCGGGTGATGGCAAATACGGGAGAAGCGGGCTTCTTGACGCGAGTGGATAAGCGGGAGATGAGCATGAATACAAGGACAGAGAGGAGAGTGGTGAACAGCGCGGTGAGAGCGTAGTTAAGACCACCATTCTTCTGGACGCGTACGATCTGGTGAATACCCCATCGAACGAGATCCATCCAAGAAAGGGCAGCCGCGAAGGAGAAACCCGCAACAACGGCATTGAGAGACTGAGTCTCGAGCTCACGGGAGATGGAAGCGAGTACCTCGGAAGCGGCAGGGTTAGACATTTTATAATAGGTTAAGATTTTATTCTGGTAATAACTCTTCAACAAAGACTAATTTTTTGTATTTTTCTTTCCTGTACCCCTTGATTTTTTCATCTCCATCTTCTTCCTCATCATCAGAATCTTCTTCGTCTGAGAGACTCGATTCTGATGAGTTGTCTACCGTTTTAAATGATTTATAATTTGTATCGGTCCATCCCTCTGGTAATTCAGAGGTGCTCATTACTATCAATAGCATTTTTTATCATCTTCTCTGACGGATTAGTCGGCTTCCATGATTCCCACGCATCATACGCATCGTTTATAGCGAGCATGTTCACATCACTCCCTGAATAAGGCTCGAATTGAATATCCTCTTCCACTTCATCTACGACTTCGATTTCTTCATCATCCGATTCCTCCTCGTCGTAAATGTCTGGAAAATAGGAACCTATCTTATTACCGACCGTGTTCATGGCACAATATTTCATACAATATTCCATATCCTTTCCCAGTATAGTATCCCTACCACACGCTTTAGCGTATTGTCCTGAGAGAACCACGGAGTGTTCTAATACAGGTGTTATAATCTCAATTGCCGATTTTTCCAGAGTTGAAGCGAAGTTTTGCGACTCCATCTTTAAATTCTAATATGTTATTGCTTAGCGCATAAACTCTAAGCTCTCTATTTTCTGACAAAGCGTTCAAGTCAAATTTGAAATTTTGGTTTTTGATCATACTGAAATTTCTTTGACCTGTGGGGTACCATCTTTCTGGTTCTAATGCGAAACTGTAGGAGTAAAATCGTCTAAATAATTGCGTCCGGGAATGATGAATACCACTCTGAACAGCTCGAAGGTTTATAAATTTACCCGTCTTTTCATTCAACACGACTTCACCATCCAATGTCATCTCCAAACTTTGTAAATTTTCGTAGGAAATATAATCATTGTTTAAAATTTGACTCGGGTGATCATAATCAAACGGATTCGATACACTCGTTCTCTGTATAACGAAAAATAATTCTTTGACTGGATTTATAAATTCGGTTCTATGTTTAAAAGGGTTTGTATTGGCCGGAATCGTATCCCTGCTCACTTGGAGTTGTGTTATGATATGATTCACTTCTTCTGATTGGTATTTTATCCGTTCCGGGTCTCCGAGTTGTACCATTTCTGTCTGGAGAGACATTGAGTTTATACCCACATCATATATACCTGAAGAAATTAGATTTATAGTTCCTTTCATAACCGAGTGTGATGTACAATAATACTCCAACGTATTGGGTGCATCGAGTGGAACTGTAAAAGTTGCGGGATCTGTGGCCGAACTTAAACCATTCGCGTATGATGTTCCACCCGTTTCTCTCAACGCGAAAGGATGCCCAGATTTATTGTATGTAAAATTATACGTGTTCCCTTTTATCAATGTAAGCGTGGGGTGGGTAGCACCGTCTATTATATATGCCATCCCACCACTCTCAACAACAACATTGAATGTTGTATTATTGGGTGAAGCGCTCACCGGTAAATCGGTTATACACTTTTCTCGGGTGTTTAATTTAATTTCTATTTCACATTCTTGCCGGGTAAGTGCGCATAAAGGGATAGACAATTCTGGATTATTATAAAAATAAAAAGGTATGTCTACTATACATTTTCGGGGAGTAGTTGCGGTTCCCAAATATCCTTGTATTTTTGTATCACTCACATTTGTTCCCGAAAGTTCGTCTGGACATTTACCTATTAATTTGGACAAATTCGTTTGTTTCGTCTGAGTTATGTAGTTTTCGGAGTGTATCTGGAGCCAATCTGCTGGTATTCTCTGAATAACCTGACCTCCTATGATCAAATCTATATATTCAATCAACGCATGACCTATAGATTCTATGTATGTATACGTAGTACCAAACGTGAGAGGTGGAAGTTCGAACTGAACACTAACGTTTTTTATGAGATCACCACAATTGTTAGGAATCGTACATCTTAAAGTACTTCCATATTCTAGGTTTCCATCTAATTCATGGTTTACTTCATATTTCGCGAAGTTTGTATGTTTCCTGAAATTTTTTACGAAGTGCGTGTACTCTGGATCGTCTGTGAAGAATATATCCTGAGTACCCTTCGTGGCGAGTTGTAATCGTCCCGCCATTCCTAATACTATACGTTAAAATTTTAAGCCCGCTAAACCACTTTCTACGTGAAGTACATTGTAATTTTGGGCGTAAATAGATAGGTTAGTTTTTGATAGTGACGAGACATCTTCCAATTCAACATCTATCTTTTTGTGTATTATACGACTCATGTTTAATTGTCCCGTGGGGTAATACATCTCGGGTTGAAGAGAAAAGGAGTACATATAAAATTCATACACGGGACTCGGGCACCCTGTATGATGACGAAGTGATTGTTCGTATGCCAGATATTGCCCACTTTGATCAAATATGGTTTCACCATTACAATCAAATTTTATATTCTTTATCGATCTATAATCGGAACGTTTACCTGATAAGATTATGTTAATGGTTTGATCTGTATTGCTAGCTTCAGTCAAAGAGTACACACGCACCCGACCGGTCGAAATGCCATTGCCGTCGTTGAAAGGAGTGCCGATCGCCACGCGCGTGCCGTCTGAGGACATAGATAGCGAGTATCCGGACAAGTCGTCCAAAGCCTCGCCGTCTATATCTGACCCTACCTGCTCCCACGCAGGAGTGACGCTGTTGTAGACGTACACCCGAACGTGGCCGGCGTCATCGCCGGTGCTAGGGTCGTTGTAGGGAGAGCCTATCGCCAAATGTGTGCCATCCGATGATAGAGATACCGACCACCCGGAGTTGTCGGCCGCAGCCTCGCCGTCGATATCTTGGCCCACCTGGCTCCAAGATACATTGTTCCAATCATACACACGCACGTGGCCGGCGTTATTACCGGTGCTAGGGTCGTTGTAGGGAGCGCCGATCGCCACCCGCGTACCGTCTCCTGATATAGATACTGACCACCCGGACAAGTCGTCTCGCGCCTCGCCATCGATATCGCCACCCAACTGGCTCCACGCCCCGCTGCTCTCTGAGTACACACGCACATGGCCGATGTCGACGCCGGCACCATTATTGGTGGGGTTGTTAATATATGCACCGATCGCCACCCGCGTGCCATCCGATGATAGAGATACTGATCGCCCGGACCGGTCTCCATAACCCTCGCCGTCGATATCATTTCCAATTTTATTCCAACCATAAGTAGCATCGTATTCATAGACCCGCACGTGGCCGGCGTTGGAGGCGGTGCCGTCGTTAAACAAAGCGCCGATCGCCACCCGCGTGCCGCCTGAGGACATAGATACCGAGTCCCCAGACTGGTCGCCCACAGGCTCGCCATCAATATCGCCACCCACCTGGCTCCAAGATACATTGTCCCATTCGTACACGCGCACATGACCGACTCTGTCGCCGGCAGCAGTATTGGTGGGGTTATTAAATGGTGCACCGATCGCAACGCGCGTGCCGTCAGAGGATATAGACACTGAAGTGCCAAAGTAGTCTTCCGCACTCTCGCCGTCAATATCTGCGCCAAGCTGGCTCCAAGATACATTGTCCCATTCGTACACCCGAACCTTACCGGTCCCGCCGGTGATGCCGCCGCCCTGGGGGGGCATTATGGCGCCGATCGCCATGCGCGTGCCGTCTGAGGACATAGATACCGAGTACCCAGACTGGTCATACGCAGCCTCCCCGTCGATGTCTTGACCTAATTTTGTTATCTGAAACGTATTTGTACCAGGAATTGTTGTAGATAAGGGTGTTAAAGCTTGATCATTTGTTGTAGTATCCATGAGACGATTTTCAAACACCACACATGTGTATACCACAACTTTTCCATCTTGACTTGTAGCCAAACTAGAACCTGCAACTATAACATTTCCATCACTCGACATGGATACAACTCTCCCCATTTTATCACCCGCCCCTCCCCCAATATTCGAAAATACTTGATTCCAAGTTCCATCGGTTTCTTCGTACACTTTCACAACACCTCTATCATCACTCTCATACTTTGGGCCACCGGCCATAACACGTTTACCGTTAGATGATAATGATACACTAAACCCAAATTCATCACCAGAACCTTCACCGTCTAAATCAATTCCAATTTTATTCCAAGTACCACCCGAATATTCGTAAATACGGACATGTCCTCGATTGCTAGCATGTACATATGCTCCTACGGCGACGCGATTTCCATTTGAAGAGATTGAAACTGCATGTCCGAATCTATCACCATTACTTTCTCCCGAAATTTGACCCAAGGATGACCACGAACCTTCAGATTCTGTATAAATTTTTACATAACCATTACCATTCTGGTACTGATCAGCACCTACAGCTAATCGTGTACCATCAGAATTCAGAGAAACAGACGAACCAAAATATTCATTGGTACTCGCACCTGCTAACTGAACTAATAATGTTTGAGAATCTATATCATAAACACGAGCATATCCAGTGTTTGTAGTATCACTTAACGCACCAGACGCAACACGTTTACCATCCGATGATATAGAAATTGTTTTCCCGAATTGATCACCTGAAACTCCACTCGCTTCAAATATTTTGTTCCAAGACGCGTTCGAGTATTCATAAACCTTTATCGTTTCGGTACCATAAGCTGCACCCACGGCTACTCGCATACCATCCGAAGATATAGAGATAGATTGTCCAAACCTCTCGTTAGTTGCACCAGGAATAGATGGTCCTACTTGCGTCCATTGACCTTCCACATTATCGTACACGCGTACTTCACCATCATCGCTACTATGGTTCATAGCTCCTACAGCTATACGTTTTCCATCTGCACTCATAGCAACCGACGATCCAAATGATTCGTTTTCTTCTATACCGTTTAGATTAGATCCCACTTGGTACCATTCTACTTGATATGGGTTTTCAGAATATTCTTCTTTTGCCACAAAAAACATCTCTTTGACTGGATTTTTAAATTTTAAAAGTGCGGATTTTTTTGATTCATTTGGTTTATATACCAATTTAGATACTTGTAATTGTGTGATTAAATATTCTATAGGTCTCGTGAGTAAAAAGTTTCGTTCATCCTCGGAAACAAAATAAAAATCTGTTATGATGGAAGCATTTTTTATACCTCCATTTGTAGTTCTTTTTCTTACATTTATAGAATTTGATGATGTGTAGTTAAAAGATATATCGTCGTCGACATCCCTGAATTTTATATCTATTTCTACGAGTTGTTTAGTTATAGCACACACGGGTATAGCTAAACTTGGGTTCCTGAAGAAATAAAATGGAAGATGTACATATAATTCCGTAGTTGGATTAGATAACCTGTTATGACTAGTTAGGTAATATAAAGTTGTTCCAGTTTCATCTGTGTTGTTATTTAATTGATTGTACATGTATATGAAATCACCGGTTATACGTTCTATTGTTTGTCCTCCTATCTTCAAATCGGCGTACTGAATAACATGAGTACCTATAGACGTATTGTATAGATTAGAAGTCCCTGAAAGAGTGTCTATTTCTATTTTAAGTATAGTACTTCTAACCAAATCTCCCACGTTGCTGGGTACACGACATTTTAATAAGCTTCCTAATTGTATATCACCCGAAAGGGGTAATTCTACTGCCTCAGTAGAGAATTGGCTATGTCTTTTAAATATAGACGTAAAATACGAAATCTCAGGAGCACCTGTGAGCCACTGGTCCTGGGTTCCTGTTATGGCGATTTGAAGTTTACCTGCCATTCTTACTAGATGTGAGTAAAATTTTATGAAATAAAACGGGGCGGTATTATAGATGGATCTACGATTACGTAAATTTAATCCAGCCACCATGGCGGATGATAAAGTATGTGTTTTTGTTGGTAAGCGTAATACTGGTAAATCTACACTCGTCACCGACATTTTATGGCACAAGAAACATTTACCAGCTGGAATAGTTTTGTCTGCGACTGAAGAAGGTAATCACTATTATCAACAATATGTTCCAGATCTTTTCATTTACGGAGATTATGACAGGGATGCCATAGAACGTGTTATGGAAAGACAGAGGAAACTCGTGGGAGCGGGTAAATCAAATTGTGGTGCATTCTTATTATTGGACGATTGTATGTATGATAACAAATTCATGCGCGATACATGTATCAGGCAGTGTTTTATGAATGGTCGACACTGGAAAATCTTCTTCATGTTGACGATGCAGTATTGTATGGACCTTCCACCAGCACTTCGCGCTAATGTGGATTATGTATTTATTCTCAGGGAGAACATCATTCAGAATAGAGAGAAGCTTTACAAATCCTTTTTTGGTATTTTCCCAAATTTTGATATGTTTAATAAGGTCATGGATGCGTGTACCGAAAATTATGAATGTATTGTTTTGGATAACACCAGTAAAAGTAACAAGATAGAAGATTGTGTATTTTGGTATAAAGCAAAATTACGAAAAAATTTTAAGGTTGGGGCTCCAGAATATTGGAATACGCATAAAAAGATGTTCAATCCTAAAGGTGGGAGCGCAGCCAATAGTCTTAAACAGGCAAAAAAGAGTACCCCCATTAAAATTACTAAAACTAGGTGAGCGCGAAAAATTATTTATTAGAAAACATTGTTCACTATTAAATGTCGGCTAATATTCCTACGTTAAATTTATCTGATCCCACCGACGGGATGGTTCCTATAAATAACAGTACTACATTTGTGGAAAATTCGCCTGAAAAAAATATACTACAAAGTAAAGAAACCATGGATTCTACACCGATCGCCGATATTATGGGACAGTCCCAGGATAGTTTAGATGCGCCTATGATGGCTATGGACCCTCGTGTGGTTCAGCAGCAGATGATGGCTCAACCCCCCGCTATGGTTTCCCAAACCGCTGGAAACGAGGGTTCGGATTCTAAGAAAAGGAACCCCTTAGATCTCACCGATGATCAGATGCAGGCTCTCATCGTTGCGGTCGCCTGCTCAGCCGCCGTGAGCAAGCCTGTCCAGGATAAACTCGCAACCACCATTCCTCAATTTGTAAACGCACAGGGTAACCGAAGCTTTGTAGGGTTAGCCTCTACGGGGCTTGTCGCTGCTGTAATTTTCTATTTCGCGCGACGTTATTTTTAAAATCGAAGTACATCCCCACTCTGAGATATGTACGCAACCCCAGCACCAACTACCATAGCACCCGTTACTATCAACGTTGCTACGGCAGTATCCTTAGGATCTTTACCATACTCTTTCAGGTACTTCTTTAATTTAGCCCACCTAAAACCTTCAGTCAGTAGAATCATAAACAGGACAGAAAAGGCTGAAACCATGAACACGGTTCCAGTTTTAGCACTCAAGAAAATGCTATGATTACCGAGCCACCATATCAACATTGGTAGGATAACGGTTAACATGGACATGTTAGCCCAGTATTTCCATTCTAAACGCATGAGAGGTATGCTGAACAGTAAAAGCATCCATATAAGAATGGACATCGTAAACCTGGCTAGTGGTACCGTCACAGCACCATCAATAACACTTGACATTTATAAGTATATGATATTATTTATCGATGACGTGCGATCCGCAAAATTCTTTCTGTTCTGATATTTTTGTGTACACCCCTATCTGAACAGCAATATTGGTCAATTTCGCAAATTTGTTCCAAAATTCTTCGCTATGCGAATATTCTTCTACTACACAATGTACGAGTTCGTGTAAGAGTACGTGAAACATATCGTTAACAGTTCCATCAAGACATAATCCTATCTCAGACCCTTTGTTGGTATTGTATCCTGGTGTTTTATTCCGTTTATGTTTAATGACGAGTGGTTTTGGTTGATAAATTTTCTTAAAGTCTTCTTCGTGTGTATTTATTAAATGTTCCCTGAGCTTTTTATACTTCGCTTTAACTTCTACAACCCTCTCGTCTTCGTGTATGTTTTTAACTATAAGAGCGCTGATCACCAGTAGTAATACCACGGCCAGCATTTTTATATACCAATATAAATTTACTGTACAATTCTGATATCGGGTGTCCCTTTAAACCCTCCCATAAATCTAATGTAAACCCTTCATTTTCTAGATGTGAAACTAATATATCCTTATGTGCTAAGGGTTCAGATTTAGGTCCATCTGCGTAATAAGGTGTATCGGCTAAATGTACAAAAAGTTTTTCACCGAAAGCACCATTACTAGTTTCTTGCATTTTGAAAAAATTTCCCAAATCATCTTGATAAGGTGTTTTAAAAATCATAGTGTGAGAATCTGGAAGTATACCTACAAATCTTCCACCCGGTTTTAATCTTTTTTTAATTTCTCGCATCGTTGATAAAAATAAATCTTTCGATTGGAAAATATAATGAAGTGCAAAATTGTAGCATATGACATCATGTTTTCTCACAGGTGTAGCATGTATATCTCCCAAATAAAAATTGACACGTATTTTCATATTTTTTGCTCGTTGTTTAGCTTCTTGTAAAGCTTCTTCGTTAGGTTCACACATGTTTATATTGGCGCCAACATTCTCCCACTTTTTCAAATCACCACCAAACCCACACCCAACATCCAGTATACTATCACCCTTTCGAGTGACTCTCGATATCAGTTCTCTCTTTTCGTCGTTGTGAACACGGCGAAGATTTTCCATGATAAATTATACTTTTTTAACTCTAAGTTTGATTACTTAAAGGTAAAACGCCACAATAAGATATAATGTCTCTTGAACAAGATTTCACCACGGTACCTGGTCAATTGTTCGCGTGCCTTAGTATCGTAGGACCGGAGTGTCCACAGAAAAATGAAAAGTTTGGAATTAAGATTCGAGGATGTTTTTCTACCCGCGACGAGGCGGCGAATCACGCAAAGCGTCTTCAGAAGGAAGATAGTACATTTGACATTTACGTAGTTGATATGTATAAGTGGCTACTCATCCCACCCGACAATACGAAGATTGATGACGTACACTATACCAACGACAAACTCGAAGAGCTTATGAGTGGGTATGCTGATAATCAGAAGATGGCAGCCAAAATGTTTAGCGAGCGTAAGCGTGATATGATCGATAAGGGTAATGGTTTCTACAAGCCCGGAGATGAGAACTCTCAATATTATAACCGCCCCGATGAAGAGCCGATCAGTCATCCCGCCGATATCATCGAAAAACTTAAACTCGAGAAGCCTGATACTCCTATGGAGGATCTCGTGAAGGAAGCTGATGTGATCATAGCCGAAGAGATAAAGCAAAGGCAGAAGGAGAGGGAAGAACAACAGGCTATCGCAGAAGAACCAGAGGCTGAGGCCGAGGCAAAGGTTGAGTAAATAAAAAATAAATTTTAAAAAACATCTTATTAAAAAAAATCTTAGTTTTTAATAAGATGATTCTCACATACATAATCGCGTGTGTTATAATTTTATACTTAATGTACCTTTTTTTGAAAAGAAATGAAATATTTTCAAACACATTAACAGATGTAGAAGTTACAGCTCTTAGTGTATTTAGGGATACTGAAAAAGATACGACTGGAAGAAATAGATTCGTAGTACAGCCTAAGAAGTCGGAAGATATAGGAGAGTTTAGATCTGCGAATCTTCCTGACGATCAAACATGGCTTACACCGGTCTGAGAACGATTGGTTGTTGTGTCTTTCCCATAAAAAATCCAAGAATGAAAGAAACAAATATAATGATGTACACGTTCTTATCCAAAGACGCGAATAAATCTACTTTGTGAGGTTCATCCATCATAGGGTAAGGTGGTGGCATCATGGTGGGTGGTGGTTGTGAATAAAAATATTGCGGATCTATCTGACTAGAATCATTATCTTTGTCATCCATAGTTGGATTATATTCTATGGGATTACCTATATCCGTATCCATATATGTATTAAAAGTCTATTTTTTTAAGCCTCACTTTCCTCATCACTTTCCTCATCATCATCTACGACAAATCCGGCTAAATTACCATTATCATCCGCATCTTCATCTTCATCGGAACTAAAATCTTCATCTTCTGTTTCACATATATCTGTATCGTTTTCATCGTAATCTGAATCATACTCACCATCCGAAAAATCATCTATGGGTCGCTCCGTAGGCTCTAACCGGGTGGGTTTTTTAGAAATGCGTCCTGAACGAGTTACGCGGGTTGTCATTCGTAATTATACATTGTACAATCCCTTTTAAATATATTTAGGCCTAAAAACGATAGTACGATTG